CGCACAGCATGATGCCGATCTCGTCGAACAGCTTTCGCGTCAAGTCGTGTTCGTTGAGCAGGCGTCGGAACTTCAACAGCGTGGTCGCATCCGGCACGTCCTCGACCGCCAGATCGATGCCGGCGAAGGCTCGCATCGCCATACTGTCGTGCAGCGCGTCTTCCAGACCTTCGTCCGACAGCCCGTACCACTGCTGCAGGAAGTAGATCCGCAGCATCCTCTCCAGACCAATCGGCGGGCGACCTCGCTCGCCTCTCGGATAGTGGGGCCCAATCGCCGACAGCAAGCGCTGCCACGGCACGACCTTCTCCATCTCTGCCAGGAAGCGCTGGCGTTTGGTCACGCGCTTCTTACCTGCGCTTTCCGCTTCTGCAAAGCTCATCTGCCGCTTCATCACTATGGCTCCGTTCCGTGAGCTACCTGCTACAACGGCCTCAGCTGCGTCAGCGATGACGGCTGAGACTGATAAATCAGCGTTTCCCTAGCGGCTGAGTTGAGCTGACCGATCAGGCCAGCATACTTCTGCCGCAGTGTGTCGCGGAAAGCAACCCAATCCACGTTGACCTGCCGCACCTGGGCAGCGTCATGCGACAGAAAAAGCCATTGCCCTTCGTCACTCAGGCACCACAGCGGCACGGCCCAGTCGGGATCACGCCACTGCGCAGCAATCGCAGAGCCCAGGAGGTTGCGCTGGTCTGTTTCCGACGAGGGATACGTATGAACGGCGCCCAGCGCTGAGGAGGCGAAGCCTGCCACGATGGATGCCTCGCACGCGGCTTTGATGGCGGCGAGCTTCGCCGCCATCACCTGCGCGAGGGTTTGAGAAGGGAATGGCGCCGCCGAGTTCCCGTTTTCCACCCATGCCAGGTACGCGTGATAGTCCACATTCCTGGCATCCTGCGGAATGATTGCGCCGTCCTCCTCACGGAGGATGGCGCCATTGATCCATTGCTTGTATCCCATGACTTACAGCCTCGCATTCAGGATGTAGTTAACCCGGCACCATGTTCCGCCGTACACGCCCCAAGTTGCATCCATATCGATCGTGGATGCGCTGCACCCGATGCCGCCGCTCGTCATCCCCTGGTTGTGGATTGTCGCGCCGTTGTAGACGGTGTACGCCCCAGAATTGCCAGCCATATCCTTAAACGTCATCGATGGCCCCGCGCGCATTTGAACCGGAAGAGTCTTTGTCCCCTGCAAACTGGTCGAGTTGACAGCGATTGCTGCACTCCCACTGCCACTTGCGATTGGCGCGCCGCCGCAGTGGAATGCATCCGCCTGGTAGTAGCGCTGGCACGCCACCAGCTCAATTGGAATGGGCCGAAACTCCACGGCCGTTGCGGTAGCTCCTTCTTCCAGGCTCCACTCGGTGAACCAGAAATCTTTGGCCACGACAGCGCCACACGTAGCGTCCACCCCGATCTCCAGGCCGTTCGAGCAGTCACCGAGCGCCACTGTGAACGTCAGTAACTGCGACGTTCCGGACGCCACAGCCACCGTCTTGCTGTTGATTGCGTTGACCGATGCGAAATTGTCGGCTGCCGTGGGCGTTCTCAGTACCACCGTGTAGTTGATGGCCGCGCCAACGGTGTGCCGCACTTTAATCTGGAACGTAACGGTCTGATTCTTGAGGTTTGCTGCGTCAGTAGCCTCCATGCGGTAACGCCATGAAAGTTGCCCCGCCCCGGTGAGCGTGCACCCCTGAAAGCGGACGGCCTTGCCGCTGCGGCCCACAGGGGCCGCCGTGTCCTGCACTAGCGTCCCTGCCGTAATCGCGCCACCAGAAGCCCAGCCAGCAATCATCTCAACCGGCCCATACTGAGGCGACGTAGAAAGCGACGGCGATGTCGCCTGAATGACAACCTGCGCCCCGCTGTTGATGAGCTTGTTGCGGTACGACGTGGAGCCCGCAGAGCCGGTAGCGGCCTGCAATAGCCCCACAATCGCTTGGCGAAACTGGGTGTTATCAGCCTTGTTCAGCACAAGGCCGCACCACTCGATGAACGACGCCACTTCCTCTTGGATGGCGTTCATGAACGGTGCCGTAATCTCAGTCGGCGGCCGGTTGGTCCCGGCGTCTTCCGCCACCCACGTGCCGTTGACGTTTCCGGCCCCATCAATCCGGTGCATAGTTACCTCCAACTCCCGTAATGTCTTCAAACCAAAGAAACACGTGCGCTTGCTGGAATGCCGCCAGGGCTTGCCAGAGCGCAGCCGGATCGACCACCGAGCGGTAGTAGCGCACGCGCAGCACGTAGCGGGATCGGGTGCCCCATAGGCGGTTGCCAATGTGGCTGCCCACACGCGCAGGCCCCACCAGGTGGTCCACCTGCACCAGATCAATGGGGAACATCAGCGTTGGCGCGTCATGGCTCCACAACCGGTTGCCGACCGTGCTGCCAATGGCGGCTATCCGGCGCGGCATCGGCTCGCCCACGCCGGCAATGGCCTCGGCCGCAACGCGGCGGTACTCGCTGATGTGCCAGCTTCCGAACTTGGGCCGGTGCAGCTCAATGGCGGCGTCCAGAACCGCTTGCGTGTCGGTGCCCAGGCGCTCCAGCTCGGCCGCAGTGCCCGCCAGCATGGCGTCGCCCATGCCGCCGTCCGGCCATTCCCACGCGGCGCCAGGCGGCAACAGCGCCTTGAGCGCGTCGGTGTAGTCGCGTGTGGTGTGCGCCGTGAGCTTCATGCCCACACCACAGGATTCATCACCAGCACTTCGCCCGCTGCGACGGCGATATCGGCCAGCGGCGCGAGGCGGGTGTATTGGGTGGTGACGGTGGCAACGGCAGCATCCACCTCGGCCATGGCCAGCACCGATGTTTCGCTGACCTCGGCCAGCACGGCGGCCATCAGCGCCGAAGACACGGCGGTGCGGTTGGCGGCGGTGTCACTGCCGGCCAGCAGATGAATAGACGGGTTCACGTCGTGCCGCAGTGGTGCCACCGCGCGCCAATCCGCCGTGGCGGGGGCAATGTCTTGCAGATGCGCAGCTACTGCGGCCAGTACGGCAGCAGTCGGCATGCGGTCGGCCAGCGTGTTGCAGATCGGCCGGACGATGATTGTTCCCATGCCCAGCACGTGGCGCTGAACGAGGGCCGTGCTAACGGATGGGTGGGCGCTTCTGGCCCAAAACCTGTAGTCGTCGTCCTTGCCGGAACGAGCGCCACGGGTGGTGATGGTGGTCCACTCGTCGGCCACCCGTGCGCGCCAATCGTCCACGCTCTCGTCTTCAGCGCCGCCCGTGATTCCCGCGTCGCCTACCGTCAAGGTGCCATTGACGCCAGGAATCGGGTCCACCACCGTGAGTGCCAGACCCGCAGCCAGGTTGCTGGCCAGGCCGGTGGTGGTGCAGCGAATGGAAACAGGGGTAGTGGGGCCAGCGCCGATATCGACTGCCGCCGCCACAATGTAATCCAGCCCGTTGGGGCCGCGCAGCGGCGTGCCAGCAAGGATCGGCATGCCTGCCACACCGGTGGCCAGCGCGTTGCCCGTGCTAGCGGTGGCCATGAGGCGGTCAACACCGTAGAGCGCCGCCCAGTCGTAGAGGCGTTCCAGCTCGCACGTGAGCGGCGAGCACTGGGCATGAAGCCATTCGAGATGGCCATGCATGCCGTGCGCGGCACGTGCCCACATGGCAGCCAGGGGACCACGCAGGACCGCAGGCATTGCAGCCAGATCGGCGGCAATGCGTGCTTTCAGGTCGGTATAAAGCGGTCGAACGTAGGCGGTCACAAAGGGGCTCGCACAATGAACTTTCGTCCATTGTGAAAGCCGCTGACCTCTAGAACTACGCTGGAAACGTTTCCTGCCGCCTCGGTGGTGACCTCTTCCACGGTCACGTCTGTGAGGGCGGGCGCCTGGGCTGTAAATGCCCGACGCACCATGTTGATAGCTTCGCGGCTGGCGACGGACGTACCAAAGGCCGGTTCCGGCCTCGGTATCTTCATACCAGCCGCGCCGGTCGTAGGTGTCTGCCACGCGGCCGGCGGGCGCCTCTACGTCCGTGAACAACACGGCGTAGACCAACGTGGCCGCCGCGGCATCCGCGTCGCCCAGCGCCGGGTCATCAAGCGCCACGTCGAACTTCCCCCAGTCGCTTTGAATGAGCTTCAGCATGTCAATTCACGTCCGAAGTGGGCGTGCCAGGGGCCGTGCTCGTGTGGGTGTGCTTGTCGCTCACGTCCTTACCATTCACCCTGAGTTCTCCGGTCACATCAGCACCGCCCTTCATCTGCGCAGCGCCGCCGCCGTCGCCGAAGTAGCCACCCACCGAGCTGGTTTGGCCCGCCACTGTAAGGTTACCGCCGATCTTGGCGTCTTTCGTCGTCTCGAACATGGGCGTATCGGCCAGCACCTTCGTGCTCGCCTTGACCTCGATGATGCCGCCGCGCTTGATGTGCACCCAGTTCTGTTCGTCGTCGTGAATGGCGATTTCGCCCTCCACCAGCTCCATTTGGTAGCGCTTGTCCCCGATGATGAGCGCCACGCCATAGGAGCGGTCACCAGACGGGAAAGCCAGGTACGTTTGGCAGCCGGCCTTCGGCCGGTAGGAAAAGCCATAGGGCTCCACACGGTTGATGTTGTCCAACGTCTCTTCGTCCAGCACGCGCACCTGCACCTTGCTCGCGCCGACTACAAGGCCAACGCCCTGCGCGAACAGCAACTGGAGCCGTGCCCAAACCTGTTGCCCGATCATTTCTTGTGCCCCTTGCCGCGCACGCCTGCGCCGCGCTTGGATTTCTTCTTTTCTTCGCCCAGGAACGCACCCCGGTTCATCACCTGTAGCAGCGTGACGCGGCCGTGCTTGTCATCCATACGGAATGTCCGTTCACCGATCAGGAACACACCATCAATTTCTTCTTCCGGGATGATGACGCGCACCTGGGTGTTGAGTGCCCACGGGTGCCACTTGCCGTCGGTGTCCTGATAGCGCCAGCCTGGCACCTCCAGTTCGATGCGGTGGGCACGCGCCAGGCGCCGGTTCCGCTCCAGGAGTGCGCGCCGCTCGCAGCCGCCCAGGCCGTTGCTGTGTCGGTCCGCCACAACGTGCATGGGCCGGAAATACGTGATGCCATTGTCCTTCACGGCACCCTTGAGTGCGGAATCACTGCTGTAGTCGAACGTCTTCACAACGTAGTCCGAAAACCGCAGCTTGTATTCGTCGATGACCTCGTAGACCTTGAAGTGCATGCCGTATTGCAGCGTGGCCACGGGCGCAGCGCTGGTAGGCGACGTGAGCACCAGGCCACCGTCCGGCAACGGATACAGCAGCAGGTTTGCCGCCCGCACAGCGTTGATGAGCGCGTTGGCAGGCACCTCGCACTGCATCGAAAAACTGGGCACCACGGGCGTTTCAGCGTCGATCTTCACAGACACTTTGAACGTGGCGCAAAGGCGCTTCACGATCTCGCTCAGTTTCAGGCCGGATAGCGTCTTGGAATACTGGCAGTCCACAAGCTCACGACCAAGCGACCGGGCGTGAAAGTTGATTGTGTGGCTGGTGGGATCGACGCGGCGGCGGTTGACATCCGGTCGCACCTTCGTCACCAGCTCGTCGCCGATCAGCACGTCGATGACGGTGTTCGCCGTCATGCCCATGCCGCTGCCGCCGTTCGCGCCGCTGCCCGGCCGCGCGATGGCGAGCTGTACGGCGGCGCACAGATCGTCCACCGACTCCCGAATTTCCACCTTCTGCCAGTAGCCGTAGCGCGTGCCGTCAAAGCGGATTTCCGCCAATGCCTCATCCATACACACGCCCCTTCACAAACAGCGGATGGCGCGCCGCATTGCGCGCCAGGAACACCGATTCATCCACGCCCAGCCGGTGCGCAAGCACGATGGCCGGCAGCGGGTTGGTCACGTCGCGCAACGCGGTCGGCTTCAGGTCTTGGGCCAGCAGCGCTTCAATGACCGCCGCCCGCGCGGCCACGGCCGCGTCAAACACAGGGTCGGGCATGCTGGGCAGCAGCGCATCCAGGGCAGTCACCACGGCGCCCAGGGCTGCATCTCTGTCTGCCTCGGCGCGGTAGTCCGCCATGGCGATTTCGATGGCGGCCGTCACCAGCAGCCGGCCGCGCAACGCTTCTTCGCGCAGCAGATTGCGACGCACGGCACCATCCGTTGAGGCAACACCAGACAGCGCCAGCGGCGCAGCCGTGGTGGCCACGGATGCGATGCGAGCCGCCACACGCACGCGCGACGTATCCGGGTAGTCCGTCCCATCGGCACCACCGCCCAGGCTGTTGGTGAGGCTGCGCAATGCGTTGGAATACGCGCTGGGTATGGCCATCAGCGTGGCCAGATCGCCCTTGGCCCCGGCAATCAGGTTCATGACCTGGCTCGACCAGGTGAGCGGCAGCGTGGCCAGGGAAATGACCTGGCGCAGCGCTTCGAGCCGCTGACTCACGGCCGCAACGAATGCAGTCATGCCGTCAAAGCTCATCGACTCCAGCGTGAAGTCGTCCATGGCGGCGTCGGCCAAGCTGCTGTTGCGGTCATAGGCCACGTCCACCGCATCGGTTTCCCCAGCGGCTACCGTGCCGCCGCCCGGCACGAAGTCAATCGTGATGGAGCAATAGCCGCCCTTGTCGTTGCTCTCGTGAACAGACCAATCATGTGCACGGACCCACTTGTCACCCAGCCACGGGTGCGTCAGCCAATCGGCGCCCGGCTGGTTGAGCAGTTCCAAGAACGCATCGCGCTCCAGATCGTAGTCCGGCCCGATGAAATAGGCGTTCAGCTTCCAGTCCCACGCCTTCGCGCCCAGGTCTTCCACCTCGGGCTCTTCCGCGCCCGGCAGCTCGTGCACAGCGAGGCGACGGCCGCCGCGTGCTTCGTGGCTCTCGGTCAGAAAATCGACGCCGCGAAAGCTTGCGCCGACCAAACGGTCTTCCCAGCTCATCAGGGCGCTCCGTTCCAAACATTACCGGTGTTCATCTGCACGTTGCCGCCCGTGGCCTGCACAGACTGGCTTTGCAGCACAAGGCCGGGGGCAAGGCCCACTGTCATCCGGGCGTTCACGTCCACCGGCTTCTGCTCGGCTGGCTTCAGCAGGTCTTTGAGACCTTCCCAGGCTAAGCCCAGACCGCCACCGACAGCGGCACCAACACCGGTGCCTAGGACGGGCACCACGCTACCCACCATGGCGCCCATAGCAGCGCCATTGAGCGCACTGGAGCCGTAGCGGGAAATAGCCGACTCTTCACCAAAAGCTTTCTCAAGGGCGTAGTCACCCACCAGAGCGCCCACGCCAGCGATGCCGCCGACCTTGCCCATTTTCATCGCGCCCCGGCCGACCGCGCTACCTGTCGCCCAAGCAGCGGCATTGGTGATGGCCTGTCCGCCTGGCAGACCTTTCCCGCCCATCGCAATCGATGCCAGGCCAGCCACACCCGCCAGTGCGCCGAGTGCGGCCGTGGCGAGCGTGGTAGTGCCGACCAGAAGCGGATGCTTCTTCGCCAGATCGCCAAAGGCTTCAGCTGCCTTGCCAATTGTACGTAGAAGGTTGTCCATGGCGGACTTTTGCGCCACGGCGGCATCTTCCTTGGCCTGCTCCATCTTGAAGTCGGCCGTATCTGCAATGCCCTTGAAGGAGGTGGCGATTTCCGAGCGCTCGGGGGCCAAGCCATACTGGCCCCGCACCTTGCCCAACACGTCTTTGGTGTATTCCTGATTGTTCATCACGCCCAGGAACGCCATCAGCGACTGCTGGTTGTGGAACACCTTGCCGACCGCCGTACCCTGCACCTGGGCGCTCATGGCTTCCAGAATCTGCCGCTGGCCTTCCTTGTCGTTCTTGTCGGTGGCACGCAGCTTGGCTTGCAGCGCTTGAAACTTGGCATCCTTGGAGAAAATCGACTGCATCATGTCGATGGTGGCGCCCACCTTGTCAATGCCTCGGCTCTGGTAGTCCAGGAACACGTCATCAACACCCTTTAGGCGCTTTTCCTTCTCGCCGCGTTTCAGCTTCTGGCCGTTGGCCAGGTACTGCTCCGCCATGTACTTGCGGAAGTGCGGTGTGTTCAGCTCGTTCAGCAGGTCGCGCAGGTTGTTGCCTGCCTCGTCGCGGGTGCCTGCGGTAATGACCGATGCCTGATTCCAGGCGGCCAGCTTCGCAAAGCCTTCCTTGCCTGATAAGCCCAGGTTGCTGGCCATTGCCATCTGCTGCGGCAGCCACTTCGCCATATCTCGCAGCTCGAAGCCGCCCGCTTGGCCGGCCACCATGGCAGCGCTCAGGATTTGCGGCATGTCGTCCGCGCTGATCTTGAATGACTGTTTCGCGCGGATGGCGATGGTGGCCAGTGCGTTGGCGTCGGTGCCGGATGCAGTGGCGGCCTTCATGATGCCCGGCAGCATCTTCATTGCATCCGTATCAGACACGGTGCCGGACGCGATCATGGTGTCAAGTGCTTCCGCTGCCTGCTCGCGCGTGCCACCGCCTTCGCGACGCGCCTTGTTCACAGCATCCTCCAGCGACTTGGTGCCGACCTTGCGGCCCGCGGCGTCGCGTTCGGAATAGGCGGTGTTGGCCATGTTGGCCAGACGCCGGTCATAGCTCATGGAGCGTTCCGCAGGCCCCCTGAGCGTGTAGGCGGCAGCACCGATGCCGGCGATGGCAGCACCAGTGAACTTCAGGCCCGCAGCGGTCTTCTGCGCAGCAGTCAGCCGCCCCATTTCGTTGGTCAGCTCAGTGACCTTCTGGCGCATCTGGCCGACCGCTGCGGCTTGCTCGCGCCATGACATGGTGCCGGAGCGCGCCAGCCGGTTGTATGCCGCTTCGGTTTGCTGGATTTCGCGCTGAATGGCGCGCTCAGAGCGCACGCCCAAGGTTTCGCGCGCCTGGGCAAGCCGTTCATAGGAGCTGCGTTGGCGCGCGGCGCTTTTCTCGGCTGCATCGGCAGCCTTCTGCGCCGCCTTCTCGGTGGCCGTGGCCGTCTTGGCAGCAGTCTGCTCTGCCGTTTTGGCAGTCTTCTGAATCGCGGCATTCGCGCTGCCATCATCAACAATCTTGATCTTGACGGCGACATCAACAGCAGGCGACGACATGAAAAAAGCTCCAGTACCGGAAGGTATCTGGAGCTTATCGGGGGTGCTTCTTTCCTGGCAGGCAGGAAATGTTTCCTACCAGTCTGTGCGCGCTACTCGAATGTCTTGCCGTCCATCTGTGCTGCAATCTTTGCCCAGGTGAACAGCTCGGGCAACGGCATGGCTTTAACGACGGGCAGCGGCTGGTGCAAACCGCGCGCCACCAATGCCGCAGCGAGCAGCACGCGCGTTACTTTTTTCGCGCTGCGGCGGCGGCTTCATCCTCGGGCGGCGCTTCGCCGCTTTCGGCTGCCGGTTCCTCGGCTTCGTCTTCGTCGGCTTCGATGATAGCGTCGGCCATCTTCTCGGCCCGGCGATAGTCAATGCCGTGCAGCTTCTTCACCAGCTCTTCGTCGGTGCCCGTCAGGCTGGCGATCAGCGCAATGCGTTGGGCTACGCCGCCGCGCTTGTCGAACGACAGATAGTCTTCGGCAGTGGCGTAGTCACGGAACGTCAGGTGGCTGACCGTGACTTTGCCGAACGCCAGCGGGCGTTTCAGGTTCAGTTTCTGTGCCATGTTGTTGGTCTCTTCAGTGGCGGGTAAAGGTCAAGTTGCGGCGTGCAGTGCGTCGCGCAAGGCGTAGCCCATCAGCGGCCACACCTTTTGCGCAGCGTTCTGGCGCGCAATCTTGCGGCCGATTTCGGCATTGAAGTTCTCAGGGCTTGCGCAGGCCGATTCACCGGTCACGGTGAAACCATTGCGCAATACCAGCACACAGAAGGTCAGCAGGTGCAGGGACGGGTGGCGATCCCGAAAGTGGCCGCGGCCGTCCCGCCCGGCCATCATGCCGTCTTCGGCAGTGAAGTAATGCTCGCTTGCGATGTTCGCTTCGATGTCGGCCGGCGTAACACGCGGCGCAGTCAGGCCCATGGACTGAATTTCCTTCTCGATGTTGTCCATAGCCTGCTCTTAGGAAATCCGCTCGGACGTGTTGGCGATGATGGTCACCTTGCCATCACCATCGCCCACGGGCACGGGTTCCGACGTGAATGCCTGGCTCATGAGGTACACAGTGCCATCAGCCAGGCGCACAGTCACATCTTCGTCCTTGATGTCGTTGATCGCGTCAACGTCCAGCCCTGGCGTCAGATTCAGGTTCAGCTCCAGCTTGGCCGGCGCGCCGGACTCGGTGTAGCCACCGTCTTGCGGCAGGCGGCCTGGCTTGTGCTCGCGCTTCTTGCCACTCGGCGTGAACGTACCGGGCTTGTCGGCCAGCGGCAGCTTGCCGATGGACGGCACCGACACGGTACGGATGTTGTTGAGTTGGGACACGTTGAACTCCCTTCAAATTGCGTTGGAAACCAAGACTTCGTGCGCGTCGATCAGACCACCGGTACAGCCTTCCGGAAGCGCGAGCGGCCCGCGAGGATGTAGAACGGCGAGTTGACCACCGGGTCATCTAGGAAGTTGAAGCGACTGGGGTTGTCCGGGTCTTGCTCCACCACCAGAGTGCTCTTGTAGTAGTCATACGCCTGCACCCAGCCGTATCGCGACATCAGCACGTTCTTGTAGAGCGACAGCAGGAACGCTTTCACGCCATCTTCCGTGGTGATGGGCAGGCCCGGCCGGTAGCCTTCGTCCGTCTTGGCGGCAACGGTGCCCCGGAACTTCTTGATGGCGCCCGTGCGCTGTTCGTAGCGGATGCGCTCCGTAACCTCGGCCACGTTGATATCCAGATAGGCGTCGTCGGTGCTGCCATCGGAGCGATGCAGGTACATGGAAATCAGCCGCTTGATGTAGCAGGAACCGTCCGTGCCTACCTCCATGAGGCTCATGCCCTTGAAGAGCAGGCTGTTCCCGCTGGTCCACTCGTGATAGCTCGTGGCCACAAGCCCAGGCAGCGATGTACCTTCCAGCGAGATAACCGGGTTGTTGTACAGCTTCGGCGCAGCGGCGGCGGCCAGCGTCGCGGCGGCTTCCCAGGTAGTGGGCGGGTTGATGCCCAGCGACAGGTCCGTGATGTGCTCGTAGTTCTTCGTCTCGCCAAAGCTGGCTGCTGCTGCGTAGTCCCCACGATAGGCAGCGAATGCGCGGAAGCCGGCCTGCACGGGCACCCGGTAGCGGCGTTGGCTCTCTGCATGCCATGCCGCCAGCGTGGCGGCATCGTTGATGCCCAGCACGACGTAGCGGAACCACTTCTGACCGATCAGCGTTGCCAGGTCGCCCGGCAGCGGGTCGCCCGTACCGCCTGCCATGGCGGTCAGCGCGAGCGCGAGCCCTGCGGGCATGTCTTCGCCGTACAGGTTCAACCGCAGGTCGATGGCGTTGCCGCAGGTGCCTTTATGGCGCGCGCTGAGCGTCACCGCAGCACCAGCGGCAACGGCAGTCACCGGAATGTCCGCACCTGCGTCCGTGATGGCTTGCGCAATGGCCGTCGCAATCTGCGCAGCCGTCTTGCCCGCAGCCACGCCCACGGTGATGGCGCGTTGTGCGATGTACAGCGCGAGCGTGCCGTCACCGGTGGCCGCACTGTTGACGTTGATGGAACCGGTTGCTGCTACGCCGGCCGCGTTGTCCGCGTAGGGCAGCATGTACAGGTCGAGCGTCTGATCGACATTGCGATAGCGCGCGGCCATCTGCGCCAGCATCGAACCATCGCCTGCCAGCGTCTTGGCATCCGCTACGCTGGCGACACGCACCAGTTCGCCGGTCGGTGCCGTGCCGCTGGCCAATTTCTGGCCTACCAGCAGTACGACAGGCAAATCACTGCTCAGGCCCGCCTGGCTCCCATCAATCTCGATGTAAGCGCCCGGATAGCGCAGCGCCGAAGGCACTTCACTGAAGGTAATGGTCACAGCTTTTCTCCCGTCAACAGCTCCCGGTCTCTTGTGGTAGGGCCCTTGTCATCGTCAGCCTGAAATCT